TGTTGGGGGCCGAAAGGCCCCCTTTAGGAGGATTTATGGCTGTAGTTGAATTTTATTCAAACCGGCTTACATTGGCCGAGACAATCCGCAATGTATTTCAGGCCACCGTAGAGCCGACAATCTCACGAGAAGACCTAAGAGATCCAAAGTTTTGGTGTCATGTCGCCAAGCAGTTCCAGCCCTACACTCGGATCGAAGTCGTTACCGATGACGGTCAGTATTTCTGCGAGCTGATTGTATTGAGTTCGGGAAATAACTGGGCAAAGGTTCAGGAGCTTAGGTATATCGAACTTGGGTCCAAGGTTGCAGATGTTGATGAATCCAGGTCTGAGTATGAGGTTGCATGGAAAGGGCCAGTCCGAAAACATGCGATCATACGTAAGGCAGATGGAGAGATTATCAAGGAAGGCTTTGTCCAAAAAGATGAAGCGGATATGGCAATGAGAGCATACATTAAAGCGATCACATGACCACTCGTCTTTATCTATATAACGAAGCATTAAGAATCTGCGGGGATAGATCGTTATCTAGCCTTACGGAAGACAGGGAGCCTCGTTATCTTCTTGACGCTGTATGGGACAATGGCGGCGTCAATGCATGTCTTGAAAGGGGCTTTTGGCAGTTTGCCACTCGGTTTGTGAGATTGGACTATGACACTGCCGTTACGCCTTCATTCGGCTATAACAGAGCATTTTCAAAGCCTACAGATTGGGTAAAGACTGCTGGTATTTGTAGTGACGAGTTCTTTACCGCTCCATTACTTCACTATACTGACGAGGCTGGGTATTGGTATGCGAGTATCGATCAGATATATGTTAAATATGTATCAAATGGCGCAAGCTACGGTTCGGATCTATCTGTGTGGTCTCAAGCGTTTGCGGACTTCGCTGCGGCGCATTTTGCGAGAAAGATTGTAACCAAACTTACCGGCGACGAGAACAAGCGAAATGAAGTGATCGCTTTAGAAGAGAAACTGCTCGGGCAAGCTCAGAATCTGGATGCTTCCGCATCCCCTCAGAAATTCCCCGCTCCTGGCAATTGGGCATCATCCCGACTGATGAGCAGATCAGGAGACAGGGGAAACAGAGGGAGTTTAATTGGGTAAATGCCTAAAATCAATCAAGCGTTATTTGCATTCAACAGAGGTCTTGTTTCCCCTTTAGCGCTTGCTAGAGTAGACCTCGATAGAATGTCTTTGTCTGCGGAGACATTCACTAATTTCATGCCCAGGGCGTTGGGGTCAATGATGCTTAGACCTGGACGCCAGTACATCGGCGCGACCGCATCGAATAATCAAGCAAAGACAATTCCGTTTATTTTTTCCACGACTGATACAGCGCTTATCGAATTGACATCCTCGTTAATGCGAGTGTTGGTTAATGACGCATTAGTGACGAGAAATTCGGTTACTGCGGCAGTAGCTAATGGGTCGTTCACGACTGATTTAACAAGCTGGACCGACTCAGACGACGCGGGAGCCGTATCAGCGTGGGTAACTGGCGGGTATCTTGGGTTGACAGGAGATGGAACAAATTACGCCATAAGAGAGCAGCAAGTCACAGTTACCGAAACCGGGACAGAACATGCCATTCTTATTGTGGTCAATCGAGGCCCGGTAATGTTTCGTTGTGGATCGTCAGCCGGAGCGGATGATTATGTTTCTGAAACGACATTAGACACTGGATACCATTCGTTAGCATTTACACCTACGGGAGATTTTCATCTAAAGTTTTTTTCTAATCTTAAACGGCAAGTGTTGGTTGACTCGTGTACGGTTGAATCGGCAGGGACTATGACCGTTGTTACCCCGTGGGCTACATCTAATTTGTCTTCTGTTCGATATGATCAGTCAGGAGATATTGTCTATGTGGCTTGCGAGGATATCCAACAGTACAAGATAGAGCGCAGAAGTACGACTTCGTGGTCGGTGTGTAAATATTACGCTAATGATGGCCCTTATCGAAGCGTTAATTTAACGAAAACGACCATTACTCCGAGCGCCATTTCAGGCAATGTCACGCTTACAGCGTCAGAAAAGATGTTTGATTCGACGAATGTCGGGTCGTTGTATAGATTGACATCGGATGGACAGACGGTCACATCAAGCATTTCAACTGATAATACGTTTACCAGTACGATAAAAGTCACTGGCATTACGACTTCTCGTGTTTTTACGATTACTCGTTCTGGTATCTGGTCGGGTACGGTTACGCTGCAAAGGTCATTGACTGATTCTACGGGACCGTTTGAAGACGTAACGACATATACGACAAACGCTACAGTCTCTTATGACGACGGGTTAGATAACATTATTGCGTGGTATCGAATCGGAGTTAAGACGGGAGGCATGAACTCCGGGTCTATAACTGCCGCAACCCAGGCGAATCCTGGGCAAATCACTCAAGTCGGACATGGATTTACCACTGGAGAAGTCGTTGGCATATCTGGCGTTGTAGGCATGGTAGAGCTGAACGGGAATTCTTATACGATAACCAAAGTAGACGCGGATAATTACACAATTGGAGTAGATACAACCGCATTTACTGCCTATACATCTGGGGGCACGGGAACGTCAGAAGGCCCTATTTCGTTGACGCTTACTTACCCACTTGGGAACATTGATGGGGTTGCAAGAATCACTGATTACACGTCAGAAACGGTAGTTTCTGCTGAAGTTATTACGGATTTAGGCGGTGTCGCGGCGGTAACGGATTGGTCAGAAGGGGTGTGGTCAGACCGAAGAGGGTGGCCGACTGCGGTGACGTTTGTTGAGGGGCGGTTATGTTGGGCTGGTAAAGATCGTGTAAATATTTCGGTGAGCGATAATTACACATCATTTAACGAGGATACCGTCGGAGATTCTGGCCCGATCAATAGAACGATTGGTTATGGCCCTGTAGACAAAATTAACTGGATAGTGTCTCTTTCCAGGCTAATTATGGGGTCTCAGGGATCGGAGATTGTTTGTCGAACTAATGCGAATGACGAACCGTTGACTCCTAGCCAGTTCAACATGAAGAACATATCCACGCAAGGATCTAATAACGTCGTTGCGGGCAAGGTGGATACCAACGGCGTCTATGTTCAAAGGGGCGGGATTCGGTGGTTTGAATGGGCAAGGGGCGATAATTTCGAGTATGTCTCCAGAGACATCACGTTATTTTATCCTGAGATCGGTTCGCCTGGGATTGCGCATATTGCGGTACAGCGCCAACCAGACACGCGAATTCATTGCTTAAGATCGGATGGGACTGTAGCCATTTTAGTTTATGACCATAGAGAGAACGTACTGTGTTGGATTGAATATACGACTTCAGGGACGGTTGAGGATATCGTGGTGCTTCCTGGGGCCGACGGAACTGGAGAGGACGCGGTTTATTATGTAGTGAATTATACGATCAACGGTTCTACAGTTAGATACTACGAGAAGTTTGCCTTGGAGTCTCAGTGTCAGGGCGGGACAGTGAATCGGCAGATGGATTCGTTTTATGTCTATTCCGGAGCGGCTACTTCGACAATTACCGGGCTATCGCACCTTGAAGCTGAAACCGTGGCTGTTTGGGGCTCAGGTAAAGACTTGGGGACTTATACCGTTTCTGGCGGATCTATAACGCTTTCAGAGGCCGTTACCGATTGCTGCGTCGGGCTTGCTTATACGGGGCAGTGGAAATCGTCTAAGCTTGCTTATGCGGCTGGATTAGGAACTGCTTTAACGCAAAAAAAGCGATTAAATAGACTGGGAGTGATATTGTATAATACGCATTATCAAGGGCTTAAGTATGGTCCAGACTTCAGCACGTTAGATAATCTGCCTTTGATGAGAAATGAAACAGCAGTTGCAAGCGATACGGTATATTCCACTTATGACCAAGAGGCGTTTTTCTTTAATGGGAACTGGGATTCCGATTCAAGATTATGTTTACAGGCGGCATCACCTAGGCCATGCACTATTCTAGCGGCAGTGATGAGCATTGAAACCCATGATAAGTATTAAACCATGTCAGCACTATTAGCAGCCGCATTAGCCGGAGAAGGATTACAGCTATTCGGTGGGTTACGTCAGGCCAAAATGGCGAAGGCTATTGGCGCAATGCGACAGAGACTTGCCAATCAGTCGGCCACCGAGACGATAGCTTCAGGACAAAGAACGGCCTTGGAGCAAAAAAGACAGGCTGATTTGCTAGCTTCTCGGGCCATTGCAGTAGCGTCTGCTGGCGGCGCAAATACTTCTGATCCTACCATATCCAAGATTGTTGCAGATATCCACGGAGAGGGGGCCTATAGAGCTGCTATTGCTATGTATGAGGCCGAATCAAGTGCGGCCAAGCAGCAGTATGAAGGAAATATAGCGAAAATTGGCGGCGATATTTCCTCAAGAAATAAACAGATTTCCACCATAGGAACTGCGTTGAGCAACGGCGCAAGTATATACGCGGGATACAAGAAGGGTATCTATGGCTAATCTACCTAATGTGGAATCCTTTGGCGCAAGACCTTCTCCTAGGGCTACGGGTACGCCTTCTTTCAATTTACCGGAAG